TTAACAAATCAACAGCAATCTATATTCTCCATCTATCTCTATCGGTGCTCTATGCACACAGGGTAAAACTTGTTGTGTTGGATGGTCGACTGCCAAACGCCATAGATGACCTAAACCTAAATTAACAGGTTTACTCTCAGGTTTTGCTCGGTAGTGCAAATCAAAGAAATATTCTTCTAAAAAAATCTCAAATTCAGCTTCTGGTCCATCATGTAGATTTTTTAGTTTTTCTCTAATTTCAGGAACTAGAATCTTTTGCTCAACTTGATCGTTTGGCAGAATCTCACTTGCCGCTCCGTGATAGGTACATAAAAAAGTATCTGTTGGAATAGGCGAGCGATCAACATGAAATGAATAAACATCTGTCGAAATATAATCTAACTCATCATCACGTTCGTAATTTTGAATTAAGTTAAGCGTAGGTGATGCACCTAGTTCTGTTAATTGTTGAATATCCGAAATTATGATTTCTCTTGCTAAACGACCATGTTCAGAAAGTTGTAAAGCCAATAAATCATCAACTGAAATCTCAGTGATATTTTCCTTTAGCTGAAGTTTTTTGACGATTTCTTGAAAATCTCCATTCAGGTTTCTATACCAACAAATCGCATTTCTATCTCCTTGAAAATTAGAACTGACAAGTTCGGAGAAACTAGAAACCACGCTAATTTGCTTGTGATTAGAAAATGCATTCTTCATAAAAAGAAGTTTATCAAAAAGAAAATATATTTAATGATACACAGTTCGATCACGTTAATAACGATAGATGGAATAGTATTTTTCAAACATTTAACTTTTCATACCTTATAACAATGAAATAAAGGGTTTTAAATAGACACTGAGTAAGTTATTTTCCACAGATCGTTATGAGCAAATTTATGCTCAAAAACTTACATAAAAAATAATTATGCGCAAATATATTCACAAATATAAAAAAAGAGAGTATTTTTGAGAAAATAATTGCTCATTTACATCAATGAAAAAACTAACAATACAGGCGTTACTTGATCAAAGTTGGTTTGATATTGCTGAACTAACATTATTAGAACCTAAACTAGGCTCAGCAAGTGCCAGTGAATTAGCTTACGATTTAGAATACGCAATCCACAATTTGGACAAGCGAGATGAGCATGCCTGTAGTTTGTCGCTACCTGTACAACTACTAATAAAACATGAATCTAGTTCATGGTTCGGTTTTTTAGATGATATTGTTCCATCAGGTGCTGCACGCCGTTATTGGGTGAATTTTCTAGGTCTACAAAGACTAACGCATGCTGAGCAAGATAGTATTTTATTAGAAAAAGGTGGCATCGCACCCGTAGGCAATTTGAGAATAAAAGAAGCTCTTCCACCAATCAATCCTGAATCAACTCTGCATTTACGTTATTTTAGTCAAAGTGATGTTGCTGACCGAAATGTAGATTTTCTTGAATATGCACAGCAAATGGGTGCAATTAGTGGTGGTGCAACAGGAGCGGGTGGTGAAGCTCCTAAATTATTGATTCGTGCTACAAAAGATCAAAATATTTGGATTGATACTTATCAACAAAACTTTGATCAACCTGATCAACACTATCTAGTTAAATTCCCTAGAAATAATCGTAGTGAGATCGACTGTAATATTCTCAGAGCAGAATACTATTACTATCAAGAGCTAAAAGAGTTGGGTTTCAATACCATTGAAACTACAGAAATGAAGCTCATCGAAGGTGAAAAATATCCATCATTATGGCTACCAAGATTTGATGTTGAATGGCATAACCAAAAATGGCATCGTCATGGGCTTGAATCTGTCTATTCCGTATTAAATAAAGCTTCGGGTAGCCATCTCAATCACTTTGAAGTGATTGAAAATCTATGCAATTTACTGATATCTATTGATTCAGAGTTTGATTCAGAACAATTCGTTTGTGAGTGGTTACAGCGAGATTTACTCAATATTATTTTTGGTAATTCTGATAATCATGGGCAAAATACTTCATTTCTAAAACAATCTGGAAAAATTTCGCTTGCTCCAATTTATGATTTTGCTCCAATGAAAGCTGATCCAGAAGTTGTCACAAGATCAACAACTTGGGGAAGTCCTTACGAGGAAGGAGGAGAATATCAATGGGAGCAAATTACACAAAAGCTTGCACATTTATGCGATCCGAATTTGTCTCTAACTACATTGAAATCTTTAGCAAGTCATCTTGTTGGGCTAAAACAAAGATTAATAGATAAAGGTGTACCAAAACAAATTATGGAGATTCCAGCGCTTTCATTTGACTATGTTGAAGCTAAATTAGAAAGATGGGAACTATTATGAATACAAAAAATCAGACTCAAGATCGTCAACAAGTTCTTATTGATCTATATATGCAGTACTTATTGAATGAAATCACATTAGGGCAATTATTGGCGTATTTGCGAAAAAATATTCTTGGTATGTCTCAGGAACAATATGCAAATTTAGTCGGTGTAAGTCGCAGGACGTTAACTGATATTGAACAGGACAAAGGAAAACTTACTCAATCTGTTTTAGACAAGGTATTTAAACCACTTGGATTGAAAGCAGGACTTGTACCGACTCATGAGCACATTGTGAGAAAGATCATTAAACCATCAGAATGAGATCAATGGCCATGGAACATATAGTTTCCTGATAAAAGATATTAAGAATCGGCTAATTAATAAGCTTTCTACTTTTAAGTTATTGAATTGTAGTTTAAGTAAGAAGGATATGAAGTTATGATTAGGTGTATCGGATTTAACATAATAT